GCCGTGTAGTTAGTTCCACTAACCTCGTTCGAAGCGGTGTAAGCGGTTGTGGCCGCCGTGAAACTTGCGCTGTTGGTATACAGAGCGATTTTGAAGGTACTGCCACCAGAGTTTTTGAAGTTGTGTACGGCTTCCAAAAGTTCTTTCTTAAAGCTGGTGCACATGAAATTACCCGAAAAGGCCATATCACATTCTCCTTATCATTTCGGCCAAATCTTTATGGCCTGCGTCATTCAACGCGTTGTATACGGTAGTTCTATCACTTTTTACCGCTTGACGCATGTAGAAAGCTAAAACCGACGTTATGTTCTCACGAAACGCTTTAGCTTGGTCCCGGATGACCGGATCAGCTTCGTCAGAAATAGAAATAATTTTGTCGGCCGCTATTTCGGCTATCTCTTCCGGAGCAAAACCGCGATGAGACGTGGTTTTAACTTCAACATGAAAACCGGGATTTAGCTGCATAGTTCCTACCGTCATTGTTTGGGCCTAATTACCTTTCCGGTCCTATATTCGTCGGTAACCTCTTTGGCTTCCCCAAACATTTTCAAACTCTGGATTGCTTCTACAAACCGTTTTTCGTATTGAGCCATAATGTCCGGTTCACCTTTCATATAGATATAGGCCTCAATCAAGGTTCCATACAAAAGGGTTAATTCTGCATTTTCGCTTAACCACGTAGTTCCCGAACCGGACCCTGCTGTCAAGCTGGCGGGCCTGTAGAAATAGTGTAATTCCACGGCGTAGGCGGAGTCCGGAGTAGGACCTAAAACGAAGTTGTCCACGTCAAAAACGGCATAATACCGAGGGTTTCCGGTTGTTGCGGAGTTTGGGTTAAAAGACTGAACAAAATCTACGTCTTTAAAATCCAAAAAGACGTGGTCACTGCTTGAATCTACAAACGAAAGCGAAAAAGGAGCCAAAAAATCGCTGGGAACGGCCAAATATTTATTGGACGAGGTCATGTTCCCCGTCACGTTCTTGCGAAAAAAGCTCAATTGCACATTTTTAAGAATGCGCTCTTCGGCCTGACGGATAAACACCGGAAGATTGTTAACGAAAGACGTTTCGTCGTTTTCGGTGTAGTCTTGAACGGCTTGTTTTAGCTGATCGTATGTGAAACTCATGGCGTGCTCACCGTTACTAAGCCGACCTGACCAAAACCGGGGCAGGGCCGAAGGGTGGGGTCCTCTATTAAAGGCAAACCCACGTAAACATCCATGGGTTCTATACGATCCGGTCGCGCATCGCGAAGCGCCTCGGGATCAGACACCTTTCGAAAAGGACCCAATTGAGGGTGTTTTGGTTCATATTGATCCGGGCCCACCAAAAGACCGTTCCACTCCTTCAGCATAACCCTGTAAGGATATCGGAATCCCGAACGATCACAGATGGCGTAAGAGTTCTTACCCAGTGCAAACTTTGCCATTATCGGCCCCCGTAATAGTCATATTTCGGGGCGACATTAAAGGAGGCCCTGTCGCGATCTTCTTCGGCCGCGCGTTGAAACTCCTCCTCATATACGGCTTTTAAGAGTTGAGTGCGCTCTGGCGCGCGTTTCAAAGACAAGTAGTACGACAATCCTGCGGCTAAACACGGATAAAAACGAAAGGGCATATCCATGGTATTTGTGTAAACATCCGCGTCATCCATACGAGTGAGCGCATCGTAAATCACAACATCCGAGGTGTTTTCCGGAGTTGGCCAAATCTTTAAATTTGGCGTGAGCTGACGGTCTAAGAAGAATTGATTAGGGCGGCCCTGCGTGGTTTTGGTAGGAATAGTAAGGTATTCGTCCCGGCTCAGACGATCCATGGAATAATCTGTTCCATCCCGACGGACAATCACAGACAATACGTCAATGACGTCTGCTCCTAGATCGTATTCCCCGTCGCCTACAACCAGCGTCAACGAACGTTGTTTAATGGTCCATTGATTTAAGCCTCGATTAGCCCAATCTGCAAGCAACAGATTGAGAGAACGCTTTGCGGTTTTAAGGTCGTAACCGGTACGAACCTCAATACCACAACGCTCAAACGCCTCTTCTACATAATCAGCGACGTCTAACTCAAAATCTGTGCTTCCCGAAGTGGCCATCTTATTTCTTCTTGACCATGCCGCCGCCGCGCATCTTCTTGACCATGCCGCCGCCGCGCATCTTCCGCACAGGCGTCTTCTTAACCATGCCGCCGCGCATCTTCCGCACAGGCTCCGACTCCGGCTTCGGCTTCGGCTGTTTACGCGGGGGAGGCGGCTTCGCCATATTCTTTTTATTCTCTTCGTTCTGGGCAGCCACGGCAGAACCAAAATCGGGATCACCAACCGTTGTGTCCGAGCCGGAAGGCGGGCTCTGGAAACCACCCGCCCCCAAGTTAACGACAGAACCGCCATTGCTAAATCGCCTAGGTTTCATAGCCATTTTCTAGTCTCCTGTGAAAACGGTCCCGCTTTTCATAGATTTCACGGGCGTTATATTGATCGTCGTATACGTTATAATAACCTTTTTTATCCAGCTTGTCTGCGGCCTGTTGTAACTTAGATAAGCGCTGAACAAAAATCATCGCGTATTCTGTTGCTAGGCGCGGTGCAAAATCTACGTCCTGCACAAATTCGCTTTCCTCGTCATGTGGATGAAAACCCATAACCCACATGTCCTTGTCGATGAACATGCCGTCAGAAATGGCGTCGTTTATTTGATCGAGATAATCGTGGAAAATTTTTGGGTCTTCGTCAAATTTAAAGTCTACAATTATGGCGAGGTCAAACAAATCGTCAAACCGAGAAATTGCGCTGTATAGACATTGCTTGTTGTTTTCGTACTTAAACAAGACAGAAACACTGTTGGATATCCAAGCTTGTTGAGCGTAAGGGCACGGTGGAAGGTCATTAAAGTGAGGACTAGGTTTTGACAGAACCTCAGAAGACCAATCTAGCAATTCTTGATGAACCGCTTGTTCCGTATCCAAAGAAGGTGTCAAAAAAGCTAGGGTCATGACTGCGTCACAGAACCCTTGGTTACTTTGCGTCGATTGTTCATAATCGCTCCACAGCCCCGCGCAACAACGCCACCCCGTGCCATGTTTTTTACTTTTGCGCTTTTTGTGTTGGAAACAACGTTTTCCCCCCTTGCGCCTCCTTTTTTCTTTTTACGAGCTGTAGCGGCGCGCTCTGATTGAGTGAGGCTCTTCGCTTTGCTGCGGGGCAAGCACCGGTCAGGGTTCTTTTTGTTTTTAGACGTCCCGCAGGCACCTTTGATTTTACCGTCCGTGCCTATTCTAACCCAATCTTGGTCGCGCCATTTTTTTAATTCACCCATTTTTTTTGCCCTTCGCCTTTTTGGCGTAGTTGGGGTCCTTACAATACTTTGAGGCCGCCATATTCGCATACGCGGATGGGTATGTGTCGAATGTACGCTCTGCCCAGGCTTTGCCTGCCGGACATATTTTGCTTCCTTTGCTTTTTGAGGAAGATTTCTTAGACTTGCGTGAATAGGCCATTCCCTACTCCAAACAATTTTACCACGCCTTGCAAGACCAATACCTTGCGGAAAATTTATCTTTCGCGGTATCGCAAGAATGTCGAGCCCGGAAGTTGCTTCGACGTTTAGGCTGATCTTTTTTGATAGACATATTTGGGTCGCCAAAACGAACCAACTTAATTTCAGAACCTATTTTGGCGAGAACAGCGCTCTTTTTTGATTTACCGGGAGTCCGCTTTGGTTTGTTGTATCCTGCAAAGGTTTCTCCTCGATAACTCAATCTTCCAGAAGGAAGTCTTTTAACGTTTTTAGTAGTAGCCATTACGCCAAAACATCTCCGTTCTCAATGTAAATAAGCTCAAAAGCCGCAGAAATATCAAAACTCACAGAACCGGAGGATGATATTGCTCTTACCTCAATGTCCGACTTTTCGGCTACCTTGACCGGCACGGAAAATGTTTCTTCAACGTGCATCCCTGTTGTTAAAGACTTAACATCCTTTGACTGGAAAACTTCGCCATACGGCCTCACCGCTAAAATCATTTTACAGACCGCTGGAGTGTTAGAGGTCGTCCCGTTAGATATGTCATATTGGAGCAAGTACGCCGTGTATCCCGAAGGAACGGTCCAAAGAGCCATTAAGCTCTGATTTGAGCCGGTTACGCCGTTAATGCTGGCATAAACATTGGCTGGGACGCCGGAGGTAATAGTGCCTGTTCCTGTATAAATCACGCCTGCGTTAGCGCCACCAGAACCAGCAGATCGCACAATCATCCGATTGACCCGCAGGTATGATTTGGTGGTGTTTACGGCTGTCTGCCCATTCAGGGTGACAGTTTCAGAAATTTCATTGTAGTCGGCGTCCAGTCCAAAAACAGTCACCGTTCTTGCGCCAGTCCCAGCACTGGTATCGGCAGTCGAGCTACTGGAGACGGTCATCACCGATGCGCTGGGCGGGTAAACATAAAGACCGCCTTCTGACCATATCGTTTCTAAGCTGTTTCCAACAGAAGCGTTGTTGCCGAACTTGAACAGCGGCTTGTGGTAAGCAATTTGCCCACGAGAAACTTGAAGCTCAAACGGTTCGGAAGTTCCAACGCGTGAAATAGAACTAACTTCGCGGGCCATGATAACCTCTTAGCTGTAGAAAATAGTCATCGCCGTGATGTTGGTTGCAGTGCTCACATAAAAATCAGTTGTGAACAAAACACCTTCGTCAGGGATGTTTACAGAGTGGGAATCGGACGCCAAAAAGTCGATGTCCAAAACAGTTGCGCCGCCGTTACCGTCGGTAAGAGTAAGGCGTCCAGCTCCTGCGGCGGTCAAAACTTGCACCTGACGCAGACGGGAGCGACCAATAGAGGCCGCCCCTGTTCCGGTCAGACGTTTTGTTTTTACGTCTGAGTTTGCCATGACTCACTCCTTACGAGGCTACGTCATAGCCCAAGATGGTGATTACCAGACGGCCCGCCGTATATTCAGCGTCCGTAGTAGACCCTGCGACCAAATACAGGTACTGGTCGGCAGCAATAGTACCGCCCGCCACACGCGTACCAACAGCAGCATCACCTGCGTTAATAATCAGTGTTTCCGTTAGATCACTGATCGGGCTGTCCTCAACGCCAGTTGCTTCCGTGGCAGAATAGAGGTCAATGTCTGGGTCGCCGCCCGCCGGAGCTTCAAAACACTCCATCGTAACGCCAAAGACAACACCCGAATTGGCCGTCGTAACCTGACCCAAGTAGGCTACGCCCGAGCCGTTCTTGCCGATAATGTCACCGGCGGCGGTGGACTGAAGACCGGTAAGGTCTAGCATAATAGTGGTTTTAACGAGGTTGACGTTAGTGCCTACGTCGCTTTTAAAGCGCTCCACCTGCGTGATGTAAGTTTCCGCGGTGCCTTCAATACCCGCACCAGCTTCGGCCTCCACGGCCATTTTGCTGCCGCTGGTGACCGTAATAGTACCGGTAGTTGCGTTTTTAGAAACTGTCTGAAAGCCGTTCTCAGAACGGACTGGACCAGAAAACGTTGTCGAAGCCATGTCTTCACCTCATGCACAAGGGTTTGCCTTGCAGTCTGTGCAACGTCAGGAGGGCAGGGACCTGTCTGCAAAGCTTTTTTAATGCCCACAGGTGTCATTCTAACAAGAAAGTAAACAAAAAAGAAGGGGCCTCCCTTTTCGGGAAGCCCCTTCTCGCCGGCAGGTAAAACCTGTCGTTTTACGCTGCGCCGGGAGTACCGAACACAGAACGCCAATCGGAAACACCGAAGCTGTAGCGTTCACGCGCTTTGAAGCGCATGTTGCCGGTGTCAAAATCACCTTCCATCGCCGTCTTAATCGGAGAGCGATTGAAGTATTTGAAACCGTTTGGAGCGTCGGTTTTAATGAAGAATGCGTCCGTATCAACGAGGAAGTGATTAACTACCGCGCCGTCAGGAAGCATACCCATGGTCTTCATGGCATTGAGGTCGTTGTCGGCAGTACCAGAGCGGAGGTTAGAGTTGATAACTCGTTCCGCAATGAACTGAAGCTCTTTTGGAATAATGAGCTTCATACCGCGAACAGCAATCTTCAGACCACGTTCGTCCGTCAGACCTGCAATATCAATAAGCATCTGTTCCAGGGACGTCTCGTTAAGGTCAGCCGCCGTGGAAAGAAGGTTACGTTGATTGCCGGAAAGACTTGGATGTGCCGTGGAGCAAAGCGCTGCGCCGTCACCAATTGCAGAAGCACCCGCCGTGAACGCATTGTTCAGGATGGCAGCCGCTTTAATCTGCTTGGTCTGGGCCATAGAGCGGGCCAGAGCCTTGGTGTAACGCGAGGCAAGACGGTCATAGAGGTTGTCTTCAACAGCCTCCTCAGTAACCGAAAATGCCAGCGCAATGGTTTCGTGCGTGTACCGAGCGGTATACGTTTCCT